AGCATGGGCAACATCAAGATGACACGCACAGTTTTTGTGACGGTTGGGATGGACCACAAGGGTGGTCTTTCTATTCTTTAGTCAGACCAAGTAGTCTTTGACGCTACTATGCCTTAAGCTAACTAAGATCGTTTTCACGCCATGACCGATTTTTCTTGGAACATTGCCACGATGGAGAGGACTCTCTCGGACGGCATTGTCTACACTCTCCACTACACCATTGAAGCCTTTGACGGCACTTACCGTTCGAGCGCCTACGGCTCTATCGGCCTTGAAGCGCCCGAAGAGGATGCCGCCATTCCTTATGCCGATTTGAGCAAAGAGATTGTGGTGGGCTGGCTGCTCGACAAGCTTGGCGAAGAGAAGGTGGCTGAAGTGGAAGCCGCTCTTCAGGCTCAAATCGACGAGCAAAAGGCTCCCACGAAAGGCACTGGCACACCTTGGGCTAGCTAAGCTTTTCTTTTCCCATTGTCTCCATGGCTGTCAAAAGCAAAGTTGGCGCTTCCAGCAGTAAGCGCATTATTGTTTCCCGTCCCAAAACCACTCGTCAAGGGCAAGGGAAAAACAGCAAGCCAAGCCATGGGCGAAAGCTTTCCAGAGGGCAAGGTTGATCAAGAGGGCTCCGGCCCTCTTTTTTTAATACATTGCAGCAGGGCTATAATAAAACAAACTGTGACAATGGGCGATGATTTATCCCGCCACTTATGACATAGTGGTGCTACAAAACGCCACTTATCGCATGCAGCTAACTGTCACGCAAAGTGGTGGCACCCCCATCAATCTTTCTGGCTATACGATTGATAGCGATATTTGCGGCGTGCTGGATGATTCAATCATTGCCAGTTTTACGCCCACTATTACGAATGCAGCAAGTGGCGTGTTTGAACTAGAACTAGCTCCTGCGACTACTAGCGGCATTGAAACTGGCTTGTACAAATACGATGTGAGCGCAACTGCTGGCAGCGGCGACCGTTACTATTGGCTTAAGGGAGCCTGCACCGTCTCTGGCACTTGTTCTAGGAATTAATCATGAGCGACATTAACATTACTATTGTCAGTGGCGAGACGACAGAGCTAGAGCTTTCTATTCCTGGTGTTCAGGGGCCTATTGGTGGCGACACCATGCCATCCGGCGGCACCACTGGCCAGATTCTCGTTAAGCAAAGTGCCACCAATTACGACGCCGATTGGACTTCGCAAGCTTCTGGGCTCATCCTTCAAGCCGTCACGCTCTCTGGAACAACAGTTCAAGGGACAATTTCCGGGGGCACCTACACATCATCTACTATTAACAGTGGCGCAATTAACACTCCAGTGATTGTTAGCGGCACGATCGACTACACCGCCATTTCTGATGCAGTAATTGATCAATGTACGATTGACAATTCAACTTTTGAAGACGGCACTGTTTTCAACATTACGCTTTCGGGCACTGTAACTAACCTTGCAACAGTTACTAGCGGCACTTACGGCGCAGCCATTATTACCGCGCCCACGCTGACCGGCGGCACTATTTCTGGCACCACGATTAACGCATCGACTATTCAAGGCGGCACCGTTTCAGGCGCCACTATTCATGCCAGCGGAGCAACAATTGAAGCGTCTACTATCACAGGAGGCACCGTTTCAGGCGTTACGCTTTATGCCAGCGGAGCCACGCTAGATGCTGCAACTATCAATGAAGGCACCAGCTCTGGCACCACTTTTTCTGCCTCCATTGTTCTTTCCCCTACTGTCTCCGGAACTGTCTCTGCCGGTTCTGGCTTGGTGATTGGTGGTGCCTCGGACCTTTTGGGATTCTATGGGACGAGCGCAGTGGTGCAGCCCTCTGGCATTGCCATTCCAAGCGGCGGTTCTACTGTGGATGAAGTGTTGACGGCATTGAGCGGCGTGATTGTTGCACTTTCTGACTTAGGACTGCTTGGTCCTTGACGATGACACGATGGAGCACTAGGCTTTGCTTGGTGCTTTCTTTCCCATGGCCTTCGTCAACTCCATTTCTTTTTCCCATCGCTTTTCTGATGATGGCGTGACGAGCGACACTTGCTCGTATCAAGAAATCAACCACACCTACAGCGCTGACTCTGCCACGGCACTAGCTAGGGCGTATTTTCAGTTTATGGTGGCTTGTGGTTATGCTCCGCAAAGCGTGGTGAATGGCATGTTGTGTATTGGCGCCGAATACGAACAGGCATATTGTTACGATGGAGAGAAAGCTAGGGACTAATTGTGGGCCAAATTATTCGCGGCATGGAAGGGGCAATGTGCAAACGATGAGCAGCGGCACGTTCAGTGGAGGCACTGTCGTGGGGGGAGGGCTGGTCGCTGCTCGTAGCGACGTAGAATTCTCACCCGAAGGGGGCTTGGCTCTGTCTCTTGGCGTGAATGCCTCAGGGGAAAGCGACGTTCTTGCCCTCACCATTCAATGCAGCTCCTCCCAAGAAGGAACTGGCCTAATTGGTTGGCGAGAAGTGCTGTAGAGTGTGATACATTCTGACAAACGCCCCGATGGATTGGCTGAATAGTCCTGAAATCAAAGCATTCCGTGAAGCTTGGCAGGTGGAAGAAAAGCGGTGTCAAGCCGAGGATCAAGCTTGGTGGGACAGCCTTGGCGAAGAGGGCAGGGCAAGAGCGTTGCGGCAAGTGGCCAAGCTCATTCATAAGGCCGACATTGAAGATCGAGGCTCCTACCGCCACGCCATGTATGACATCTTTGGCATTGATTATTGCGACGGATTAGCTCACTACATGGAGCTGCACAATGCTATTTATCGCGGCCTGGAAGCGGACAGGCGGGCCCATAGGGCTGATGATGAGGATGCACTAGACGAAGGTACAAGTGGCCCGTAAGAGCCGCTCCTGCGGACAGCAGCATGAAGCCTGCAATGATTTCCATCGTCCGCTCTATTCTCCTTCTATTTTACTGGGAAGCTGCCAAGTGATACGGAGTTCCGCACCTAGAGCTTTGATGTCGTCGCTGGCATCAGCAGGAGCTTCGCGAACGATCATCACAGAAGGAACAATGGCATTGGGCAATGGCGTGACGGTGGCCTCAGGGAACAATTCTCGAGCCTTGTCAGCTAGTTGATTTGCCTTGCTTTCCCTTTCGTCCTTTTCCCATTGTTTCACTAAAACAGCGGCTTGCTTGTCCACTGCTTCCATCACTGCTTTCGTTTTCCATTCTGTCCAGTCGGGCCTGCAATAGGCCATGAGCATTTTGAACCAAGGATTTCCTGCTAGTGAAGGCCACTGTCCTGCGGCCCATAGGCCAGCTTCATAGCACAGTGCATTTAGCCAGGACTGGCGATTCATCCTTCTTGAAAGACGCTGATAAATACTGTTCCCTGCTTTGTCAAGGGCAAAATCTTGTCCCGAAGATCAATGTTGTGACAGCGCACGCAACCATGAGTTGGCACCAAGGGTTGACGAGGAGCCCATGCACCAGGCCAGCCATTTGCGCTTCCGCCACCATGAGTCATAATTCCTGCTCTGCCGTTGCCAGCTTCTTGATTTTCCAGCTCTACCATGTCAAAGCTGTACCAGCCATAGGCCATCAGCGTGCGATCATGGGCAGGCTTGTCTCCCGCCTTTTCGTAGTCCTTGTAGATGGCGCCAATCTTGTAGAGCCCTGGCGGAGTATCAGAATTTTTAGTCTTCCATTCAAAATCACTGTATTGCCCACGAGCCAAGCAAGGAATTTCCCATAGAAGCTTTCCTTCAAAAGAAAAAGCTTTCATGGTTTCAATGGCATCATTAACGATCAAATGAGAATCGCCTTTTTTGAAGCCAAAGTCTTGCGGACGTTTCTTCGGGCCAATCATGGTAGTAGTAGTGGATTCAGGAGCGTATTGCTTCATGAGCCGCGAGAGTTTCGCGGGATAGTCTGGGTCGGTGGCATATTTCTGCTCTTTCAGCATGCGGGCTGCAGCGTAACGATTGGGAGCATTGTTGATGCCTTTGAACTGCCGATAGTCTTTGTACCAGCGAGTGATGAGATATTCGATGCAGGCAGACAGGCTTGGAAAGTCAATGAAGCCTGCCTTAATTGTCACCCACTTCCCATCGTAAAATTCTTGCGTGGATACCACGCTGCCTCCGCCCTTCAAGCCAAGGTAGTTATGCTGCCCAGACGTGTGCTGGCCGAAGCCGCTTTCCAGGCAGCATTGAGCCGCAACAAGCTCAGGGAATCGCGCCCCGTGCTTGCGAGCAAGCTGAAAGCACTCGTCCCAGAACTGTTTGCTTGTGGCCACTGGCTTCAGCCCTTCACGCGGAAGATAGCCTTAAGGCCAGTCAGCAGCAGTTGGATGAGGTTGTTTTCCTTCCAGGGAGTGTGCTGAATCACTTGGTCAAAAGCAGCAATGACAATGCCGCCAACAACGAACCACTCGACGCCGGTCATGATCGTAAAGAAAGTTTCTTAAAGCCTAGCGTCCAATTTCCAACGAACGCACCCTTGTTTCCAAGCCCTTAATATTTTCCGTTAGTTGATCAAGCTTTTCTGCAATATTTTCCACTTGCGTGGTAATTTTCACTTGCTGCTGCCCAATGCTCATCATCATGCCGCCAGTGGCAAGAAGCATGCCAGCGGTGATGCTCACGGCCAAATGCGCTAGTTGTTCCTGCCAGGCATTCATTGCGCGCAAGCTTTTTGTCCATTCTAAACAATTCCCACTCCATTGTTTTTCTGGGTAGGCTAAAGGCAAGACAACTTGTTCCGCCATGGGGAAAGGAAATGAGGCTGACTTCCTTCTTTATTCCCTTTGTGAATTACGTCCTGGAGAAGCTAAGCGTCGTTTCCGAAAAAGCATCTTTGAAGATTATTTTTTGCGAGGACCATTTGGTCATTGCGCTTGTGCCTATTGCGGCAAGTGGACGGAAAATCTGACCATTGATCACATTGTTCCCAAGAGCAAAGGCGGGCCGCATTTCTCGAAATGGAATAGTGCTCCTGCTTGTCTAAGCTGCAACGCAAGCAAAGGAAGCCTGCCGGTTTTTGAATGGTGGCGTCCGCAGAAATTCTGGAATGCTGAGCGTGAAGAAAAGCTTTTGGCATGGGTGCATGCTCATAGCTTCGTGAGTGCTCACACAGACATTGGAGAATGGGAGGAGTGGATGGAGCAAACGCAAAGGATCGTGCCAGTGCATGACGATAAGCAAAAGGCGGCTTTATGGCCGCCTTTGTCGCAATTGAAGCTTGCTAGTTGATTGGCTCGAAGAGTTCTGAAGGCCCTTGTCTCACGGAAGGCATGGGGCAAAAGCCGTCCGTGCATTCTTCTTCCTCAATGCCAAGGCTTTCTCGCATGATGGCAAGCACTTTCGTGGCCGTGTCATTAGCCTTCACTTCTTCTGTTTTGACCATGGCAATCAAGCGATCAAGATACCACTGAGCCTTTTTGAGGTCTTGGGCTCCATTCTTCATTTCATAGCGCCAAACATATTTGAGGATGTTGCCCTTGAGCATACCCTTGAAGGCTTCGGCGCTCATGGAAGCTTCAATGGCTTCAATGGCTTCAATGGCGCCGCTGGCATAGTGCGACGGGCTATTCACGGGATCGTGCATGGTTAGAAAGAGTAGTTGTTGGTTTCAAAAGCCGCGAAGGCTTCAGGGGCAATGGGACGTGCTAGTTCTAGCAAAGCCTCAGCATACGATACGATTTCGTACTGCGCCCCCTTTCCAATGCGCAAGCTGATGAAATGGAGCAAAGCTTGCAGGGAACAAGTCCAGACGAAGCTTGTATACATGGCAGGGGGCAAAATGGCGCGAGCTTGCTCCTTGCTCACTCCCATGGCAATCAGCTCTTCATAGGCCGCTTTGGCCGTCGCTACGCCCTGTACATAGAAGAGCCTGGCCCTTGACTGTCCGCTCGTGCTGAGCGGCCCTGCAGACGCTTGACGGTTGCTCTCCGCTTGTCCCAAGAACTGGTCAGGCATGTAAAACTGAGCATCTTCTGCCGAGCAATAGCGAAAGCTCTTTTCGTTCCAACCCAGTTGATCGTCAACGTAAGTGGAGGCCACCGTATGCTTCCACCATTGTCGAGCGACGAACAATGGCGCCTTCACTTGCCACTTAAACACCACGCCACGGAATGGGCTTGTGTGGTGCTCACGAGCAAGATAATTAAGAAGCTTTTCGTCCTTTTCGTCCCATTGCTCTTTTCTGTTGTCAAAGCTTTGACGAGCATCATTTACCACAGACAAGCTATTGCCCATGGAATCAATGAGAGCAACAAGGCTTTTGCCGTCTTTGAGAGGATCAATGGAAGGAAAATTAGTCATTGGCCTCCTCTTCTTGCTTTTCTTGTTGCACTTCCATGAGCACGCCATGAAACTTGTGGCGAGCGTCCATCATTGATGCAGCCATGAAATAAGAACGCGAGCTTATCCAGTCGCACCATTCAATAGCTTCGTCTGTGTCGCTGGGCCATTCTTCAGGCGCATAAATTTGCATGAGAGCGATCATGCTGTTCATGGCGTAATCGTCAAGCAGTGTCACGAGGGAAGGATCAGTCATTGGAGGTGCGATCAGTGCCTGTCATCAGACGGAAGGTAAAAGCAAGAAGCCACCACTGCCAAAAGCCGAGCACAAAGGTCGGAAATAGAATGGCAGCGCAAAGGCTCAACATCCATGCCCGCAGGCAAGTGATCAGAAATGCGCTAAGGCCCAAGCCAACAAGGCGTCCAAGCTTTGTGGCCGTATCGTTAGACATTGTCATTGAGGAACAAGGGCGATGGGGCGAATGCGTTGAATTGCCACTGTACTAGAGACGAAAGCATGTTTCTCGTCCCAGGCGACCACTGCCGCTTTTCTTCCATTGCTCTTAATGAAGCCTTGGAAGATTCCGAAGATGCTGGTGGGCACCATGCCAGCTCCCGTGAGGGTGACCAGCACCACTCGCTCTCCAACGGTCCAGGCATAGTTCTTAGGCAACTGCGGCAGTCTATGCTTTTTGCTCAGCGGATGCAAGACTTGCGGGCAGTCCGAACCTTGTTTTTCGGCCTTTCCACCGTCGTCCACTGCCTTGACAAAACTCTTGCGACCATCATTCTGCTTTAGCCTAAAGACAACAAACGAAGGCGAAGACATGGGCTTTTGTATTCCAGTGGAGATGGTCTACAATGGTCAAATTAAGCGGGGCATTATGGGTCCGTTCCAACACTCAGCCGAGCGAGAGTTTGCGCTCACTGTAAACAAGCGAGCCATTGAAGAATGCTCAAGCTTAGACCAGTTGAAGCCAGTGGCAAAGAACTTGCTTGAAGGGTGGTCCACTATGAACACAGCCCTGCAAAGCATGATGCTTGAAAACATTCAGCTTCGTCAAGCACTGGCCAAGAAAGAGCTTGATTTACAAGCTGCAGATGAGCTTATAAACGAAGCTGCTGAGATTGTGCAACAATGTGAGAAGCGACCAAAGAAAGCCAAGCAGAGTCTTTGGCCATGGTAGAAGTTAGGAGGAAGATCGTCCAGCCGCCTGTATACGCAAGATTATATTTTTTGCAATCGCGCTCATAGCCAGAGCCAGTGACGTGGCGGCCACGATTGTAAACGCCACCTTGGATTTCGATGCCAGTGCGAGAGAGGGGGTGAGCAAAGTCAAGGCGATACCGTTTTGATCGTTTGCTGCGAGAATAGCGCTCTTGATAATCTTTTTCCCACGCATCAATGTCAGAAAATTCTCTTTCGAGAATCAACTGAGGATAATGCGCTTGCCAAAGGCTGAGAAATTGATCTTCAAGAGCGCTCAATGCCTA